TAGACAATTATTACAAGACTAATATTATGTTAGAACAAAAATTAATGGAAGAGTTAAATCGTCACAGAGCGATTAACAAATACACACAGACAATGATTTTGGAACAAGATATGGGTGCGGATGCTGCAGTTCCTGCAATTCCACCGGCTGACCCATTAGCGGCGGCACCTCCTGTTGAAGGAGCGCCGGCTGACCCATTAGCTGCTCCACCGGCAGAAGGTGCACCTGTAGACGCTGCGGCACCTCCAGCGGGAGGAGCACCTGCGGCAGATGCTGCGGGAGGTACAGAAGAGATTGATATTACTGATTTAGTTAATATGACTAAAAATATCAAAAACCAATTAGATAGTACTAAAGATAATAACAATGACGTCATCCAAAAAATGGATGGTGTATTCAGTAAGTTATCTGATTTAGAACAAAAGTTGGCTCAAATGGATTCTGTGATGTCTAAGATTGATGAGTTAGGTAGTAGAATTGAACAAGTTAAACCAAAAACTCCACAGGAGAAATTGGAAATGCGTTCATTAGACTCATATCCATTCAATCAACACCCACAAGACTTCTTTAGTCAAAAACAAGAAGAAATGAGACAAACAGGTAAAAATGAATATGTTTTAACTAAGGATGAAGTTGAAAGTTATGGTAAAGAACAAATAATGAAATCATTCAACCCAGACCAAGACGATAATGAACCTCAGTACTAACGTTCAATTTTTATTAGAAGCACAGATACAATTTAAAATATTACATTGGCAAACCAAAGGATATTCTAGACATATTGCATTTGGAGACATATATTCATCTATGGATGAAAAGATAGATTCATTTGTTGAAGTCGCAATGGGTAAGTATGGTAGATTCACATTAAGTGAAAATGAAAGAACACTTAATTTACAGAATTTGTCTGAATTAGATTTAACTGTATTTTTAAAGTCTTTAAAATCTAATATCATTGGAATTGCGAATGGTTTGTCACAAGAAAAAGACACAGATTTATTAAACATAAAAGACGAGATTTTAGCGGACGTAAACAAATTATCGTATCTCTTAACGTTGGAATAAAATTTCCTGAAAATTTTTAAAGCCGGGTTTGACAATCCGGCTTTTTTTGTTTATACTTTAAGTATAGATAATTTATTATTTTAATTAAAACCCAATTATTATGTCAGTATTAGATTCGGTACTTGCTCAGTATGAGAAGACCAAAAACGCCGCAAGCGGCAGTGCAAACAAAGTATCCCAAGAGGATAGAATGAAGAAGTATTTCACAACAATCTTACCAAAAGGTGTAAGAAGTGTGGAAAAACGTATTCGTATTTTACCACCTGCAGATGGTGGAACTCCATTCGTACCTGTTAAATTTCACGAAATTCAGGTTGACGGACAATGGACTAAATTGTATGACCCGGCACAAGAGGGTAAACGTTCACCATTAAATGAAGTTTATGAAAGTTTAATGATGACAGGTGTACAAGAAGACAGAGACTTAGCAAGAAGCTATCGTTCTCGTGGTTTCTACATCGTTAAAGTTATCGACCGTGATAACGAACAAGACGGACCAAAATTTTGGAGATTTAAACACAACACAAAGGCTGATGGGGTATTGGATAAAATCCACCCAATTTTCAGAACCAAAGGTGATGTTACAGATGTCGAAAAAGGTCGTGACTTAATTCTTACATTATCTCTAACTAAGGCGGGTAATGGTAAAGAATACACAACAATCAGTTCAGTAATCCCTGATGACCCATCTCCACTACACACAGACCCATCTATTGCTCAACAATGGACAAATGATGAATTAACTTGGGCTGATGTTTATTCTAAGAAAGGTGAAGATTATCTTGAAATGGTGGCAAGAGGTGAAGTTCCACGTTGGGATAGTGAAGCTAAGAAATTCGTTTCAAACTCAACAGGTGAAGCAACAATCGGAGCATCTACTCCGTCCACACCATCTACTCCGTCAGTAACTTATACTGACCCACAAGATGAGGAAGAATCAAATGACGATTTACCGTTCTAAATAATTTAAGGGGTGGTGAAATATCCACCCCATTTTTAAAAACAAAACAATGGCAGGTATTAAAAAAACAGATTTTTCGGCAATCAAGAAGAAATTCTCGAAAGAAGCCGAATACAAACCAGACCGTTTCTTCGATTTGGGTGATGCCTTCTTGGAAGCCACAGGTTTACCGGGTCCTGTAATGGGTCACATCAATATGTTATTAGGACATAGTGATACGGGTAAAACAACAGCGTTAGTAAAGACTGCAGTTGATGCTCAAAAGAAAGGAATTATTCCTGTGTTCATCATTACAGAACAAAAATGGAGTTGGGAACACGCGGAGTTGATGGGATTCGATAGAGAAGGTGATTATCTTTTCAATAGTGACTTTGAATACATTGAACAAATCACAGATTATATCAATGAATTATTAGACGCGCAACAAAAGGGTGATATTCCTCACGACTTACTTTTCCTTTGGGATTCAGTTGGTTCAGTTCCTTGTAAAATGACTTTCGATGGTAAAGGTGGTAAACAACACAATGCATCGGTTTTAGCTGATAAGATTGGTATGGGAATCAACCAAAGAATTTCAGGTTCAAGAAGAGCAGATAAACCTCACACAAGTACATTGGTTATTGTTAACCAACCTTGGGTAGAATTACCTGACAATCCTTTTGGACAACCAAAAATTAAAGCTAAAGGTGGTGAAGCCATTTGGTTAAACTCATCATTGGTATTTTTATTTGGTAATCAAAAAGGTGCGGGTACTACCAAAATCTCTATCACTAAAGATAAGAGAAAAATCAGAATCGCAACACGTACTAAAATCTCAATCAGTAAGAACCACATCAATGGTGGCGGATATGAGGACGGACGTATCTTGGTAACTCCACAAGGATTTATGCACGGTAAGGACGACACTGAAGAGAAACGTTCTATCGAAGAGTACAAACGTGATAACAGCGATTACATTAGTACACAATTGAAGGTTAACGTTACTGACCTTGCAGATGCAGAAGTTGTAACAGAAGAAGAGTAATCTATAATAAAAATTTAAATGTCCGTTCTACTTGTTGATGGAGACAATTTACTTACGATTGGTTTCTATGGTCTCAAAAACCATTACTATAAGGGCAAACATATTGGAGGAATTTATCATTTTATCAATACTCTTAGAAGAGCGTTTGAGATATATCAATTAGATAAAATTGTAGTGTTTTGGGATGGGGAAGATTCCGCAATCCTAAGAAAACAAATATATCACCAATACAAAGAGAATAGACGAAGTAGATTAAGAACTGAAGAGGAGGTTGATAATTACAATTATCAAAGAACAAGAATAAAACAATACCTTGAAGAACTTTATGTTAGACAAGGTGAATACAAAAATTGTGAAACCGACGATTGTATTGCGTACTATGTTCAAAACTCCCCTAATGAAAAAAAGATTATTTATTCTTCAGACAGAGATTTAGCACAACTTGTTAATGAACATACTCAATTATTTAATCCTTCACACGGTAAATTATACAAACCGAAGGATACAATTGAATACGACCACGAAACAATTTTAATTGAAAATGTAAAATTAATTAAAATCTTATGTGGTGACCCTTCAGACAATATTTCAGGGATAAAGAATATGGGTATTAAAAGACTCATATCTCTTTTTCCTGAGATAAAAAACACACCTCTCACACTTTCAGAAATTAAAGAAAAAGGTAACCTATTATTTGAACAAGATAAAAATAATTGGTTGGTTAGAAACCTATTAACCGGCGTCACCAAATACGGTGTGTTCGGGGAAGAATTTTTTGACATCAATGATAGAATAGTGAATTTAGACATCCCATTTTTAGATGATGAGGCTAAATCACAAATTACCCTATTAATAAATGAAAATTTGGACACCGAGGGGAGGTCATATAAAAACACAATGAAAATGATGATGGAGGATGGGATATTCCTCTTATTACCTAAATCAGATGATAAATGGATAGTATTCTTAAATCCATTCCTAAGATTAACCAGAAAAGAAAAAAATAAACACATTTTTAAATTAAAAAAAAAGTAAAATGAACAATCAAGACGTAACAAAATTTGAATTCCTTTTAACCCTTGAAGGTAATTTCATTATCCAAAGATTCTTTAACGTAAAGGGATATAATCCACAGGCTAGAAGGTCACTAGATTTACACTACACAGTGAAAAATATTTGTGACGAAATTGCTGAAGATTTGAAAATGAAAAGTTCCGATTATATGTGTGAAAATCAAAATTATTTCTTGTCTAACGAGAATGTGGAAGATAACGAACCACAAAAAGAAGAGTACTTTTTATTGGAAGTTAAGTTAAATGACGATGTATTTATTTCAAGAATATTTCCCGCACACGTCTACCACCCAAAGGCAAGATACGCGGTTGATGTTAGACCTAAAGTTAGGAAAATTTTGTCAGAGTTAACTGATGTTTTGTCAGATTATGAACTTGAAACTACCTATTTGGGTTATGAACTTTAATAATATTTTTAATATATAAACATATACATCTAATGAGTGAAAAAAACTTTGGTCAACTTGGTCAGAATTTCCAAAAATCCTTAATTAAGGTAATAATTGAAAACAAAAAATTTGCAGTCACTATTGTTGATGTAATTGAAAGTAAGTACTTTGATGGTCCATATTTCAGATATATTATTGAAAATATTAAAGAATTGTATGGTCTATATGGAGAAATGCCATCTTATGAAACGTTAGCTCAGAAAATTTTAGTTGAGAACAACAAAGACACCACATCTTCAATCCATATGGATACGTTGAAAGGTATTCAAGAACACGACTTAACGAATGAGTCTTGGATTATGGATACCGCAATGAATTTCTGTAAACAACAGGTATTAAAGAAAGAACTTAAAACTGTTGAGAAGATTATAGAAAACGGTGATTTTGAAGAATATAGAAAGATTGAACAGATAATTCAAAAGGCATTACAAGTAGGTGCGACATCAGACGACATTAGAGACGTGTTTGAAAATCCATCTGCAGCTTTAGAGAAAGACTCAAGAGTTCCAATCCCATTGGGAATTGTGGGCATTGACAATCTTTTGAAGGGTGGTCTTGGTATTGGTGAATTGGGTGTTGTATTAGCACCTACAGGAACAGGTAAAACAACATTACTTACCAAAATTGCAAATAGTGCACACGCAGATGGTAAAAACGTACTTCAAATATTCTTTGAAGATAATGTTACTAACATCTTAAGAAAGCATTACACAATTTGGAGTGGGATTGCACCTGATGACCAAATCGAAAGAAAAGAAGAAGTAATTGCGAAGGTTAAAGAAATGGAAGCGAATTCAAAAGGTAAGTTAAAACTTTTGAAGATGCCGAGTGATTCAGTTACCATTTCTGAAATCAAATCTAAAATTAGAAAATTACATTCTGAGGGATTTGTTGTTGACGTATTATTAATTGACTATGTTGATTGTATTTCACCGGAAAGGTCTACCTTTGGTGAAGAGTGGAAAGGTGAAGGTTCAATTATGAGAAGTTTAGAAGCAATGACATCAGAATTTAATATAGCTATTTGGACAGCAACACAAGGTAATCGTGAATCAATTGCTTCAGAAGTTGTTACCACAGACCAAATGGGTGGTTCAATCAAAAAGGCACAAATTGGACACGTAGTAATGTCAGTTGGTAAGACAATGGAACAAAAAGAACACAACTTGGCAACTATGACATTATTGAAATCACGTATTGGTAGAGATGGTGTTATATTCCAAAACTGCACATTTAACAATGAAATGTTAATCATTGACACAGATAGTCAAAACACCCTACTTGGATTCGAAGAACAAAAAACACAGGAGAGAGCTAACAGAGCTGCGGAGGTGTACAAGAAGACCCAAGAAAAAAAACAAATATTAATTAATTAATCAAAAAAAAACTAAAACGATGACTGAAAAGATTTTGCAAGAAAATCCTGGACGATTTGTCCTTTTTCCTATCGAACATCACGATTTATGGAAACTTTATAAACAACAAGAGGCGTGTTTTTGGACCGCTGAAGAAATTGACTTATCACAGGATATCTCAGATTGGGAAAATAAATTGAACAATGATGAACAACACTTCATCAAACACGTACTAGCATTTTTTGCCGCGTCTGATGGAATTGTTAATGAAAACATTGCAATGAATTTTGTTAATTCTGTTCAATACACTGAGGCGAAATTCTTTTATGGTTTCCAAATTATGATGGAAAACATTCATAGTGAAACGTATTCATTGTTGATTGACACATACATTAAAGACAAAGAAGAACAGAATAAATTGTTTAACGCAATTGAAACCGTTCCTGCTATTCAAAAGAAAGCAAAGTGGGCGATGAATTATATTGACAACGGTACATTCGTTGAAAGATTAATTGCGTTTGCTGCCGTTGAAGGTATTTTCTTCTCAGGTTCATTCTGTTCATTATTTTGGTTAAAGAAGAGAGGTTTAATGCCAGGTCTTACCTTTTCAAACGAATTAATTTCTCGTGATGAGGGTATGCACTGTGATTATGCTTGTCATCTTTACAATAACCACATTGAAAATAAATTATCTGAAAAGAAGATTAAAGATATTATCTGTGGGGCGTTAGAAATTGAAAAAGAATTTATCCTTGAAGCATTACCAGTTCGTTTAATTGGTATGAATTCTGATTTGATGGCACAATACCTTGAGTTCGTAACGGATAGATTGTTAGTTGCTTTAGGATGTTCTAAGGTTCACAATACCACAAATCCTTTTGATTTTATGGAGAACATTGCAATCCAAGGTAAAACAAATTTCTTTGAGAAAAGAGTTGCTGAATATCAAAAAGCAGGAGTACATAATAAATCAGACGAAGAACTTGATAGTGCGTTTTCTGATATGGATTTTTAAAATTAAAAGTTTTTATATAAAATGAAAGTTAAAAAGAGGAACGGTGAATTAGAAGAAATGAGATATGACAAAATCACTAAACGTATTAGTGCGTTATGTCACGATTTAAATATGGAATACGTTGACCCAACATACATTACTTTAAAGGTAACCCAAGGAATTTATGATGGAATATCAACAATTGAATTAGATAGATTGGCAGCAGAAACAGCTGCACAGATGACTACAACTCATCCTGATTACGCTAAGTTAGCGGGTAGAATTGCGGTATCCAACCTACATAAATCAACACCAAGAAAGTTTTCACAATGTATAAAAGAACTACATTCTTTTATTGAACCTAAGACAGGTAAAGAGTCAACATTGATTTCTGATGATGTCTATAGTTTTGTAATGGAGAATAGAGAAGCTATTGATGGAGCGGTTAATATGGATAGAGATTTGGATTTCGATTATTTCGGATTCAAAACTTTAGAACGTTCGTATTTGTTGAAAATTGGGGATAGAATCGTAGAGAGACCTCAGTATATGTATATGAGAGTTGCTGTTGGTATTTGTAAAGGTGATGTACAAATGGCGTTAAGAATTTATGATGACTTATCCCAACACTATTACACTCACGCGACCCCAACGCTGTTTAATGCCGGCACGAGGAGACCACAAATGTCATCTTGTTTCTTAATTGGTAACAAAGGTGATGATATTGATGGATTGTTTGATACAATTAAAGACGTTGCAAAGATTTCTAAGTGGGCTGGTGGTATCGGATTACACGTACACGATGTTCGTGCTAAAGGTTCTTACATTAAGGGAACAGGTGGAGAATCTGACGGTTTAATACCGATGATGAAAACATACAATGAAGTTGCTCGTTGGATTAACCAAGGAGGTAAACGTAAAGGTTCATTTGCAATATATTTGGAACCTTGGCATTCTGATGTTTTTGATTTTATTGATTTAAGAAAGAATCACGGTAAGGAAGAAATGAGAGCCAGAGATTTATTCTTAGCGATGTGGACACCTGATTTATTTATGCAACGTGTTGAGAGTGATGGTGATTGGTCACTATTTTCTCCTGACGAAGCACCGGGTTTATCAGACGCGTATGATAGTCCTGAAGACAAAGCATTTACTCGTTTATATGAACAATACGAACAAGAAGGAAAGGCAAGAAAAGTAGTTAAGGCAAGAAAGTTAATGGACGCTATTTTAACTGCACAAATTGAAACAGGTACACCTTATATGTTATATAAGGACCCAGCAAACTATAAATCAAATCAAAAGAACTTAGGTACAATTAAGTCATCAAACTTATGTACCGAAATACTTGAGTACTCCTCTCCAACAGAACAAGCGGTTTGTAATTTGGCGTCAATCGCATTACCTAAGTATATTATCAATGGTGAGTTTAATCACGAACTGTTATATGAATATACCTACCAAGTTGTAAAGAACTTGAACAACGTAATCGATTTAAATTTTTACCCAACCGAAGAAACAAAACGTTCAAATTTCAAACATCGTCCTGTTGGTTTGGGGGTTCAGGGATTAGCTGATGTATTTTGTTTATTGAGTATTCCTTTTGAAAGTGAGGAAGCGGATAAATTACAAACAGAAATCTTTGAAACAATTTATTTTGCCGCACTTACATCTTCAAAAGATTTATCAAAAGTATTTGGTCCTTATGAATCTATTGTTGGTTCACCAATTGAGAAAGGTATTTTCCAATTCCAAATGTGGAACAAAACAGATAAAGATTTATCAGGTCGTTGGGATTGGAAATCACTAAGAAAAGAAGTGGTAAACTACGGTGTTAGAAACTCATTATTAGTTGCACCAATGCCAACAGCATCTACCGCACAAATTTTGGGTAATAACGAAGCGTTTGAACCATTTACTACTAACCTTTATCTTAGAAGAACTTTGGGTGGTGAGTTTGTGGTAATCAACAAACATTTAGTAAATGACCTTTTAAAAGTTGGTATGTGGAATGACACAATCAAAAACAAACTAATTTTTGAAAATGGTTCGGTACAAAATATACCTGAAATACCTACAGAGTTAAAAGAAGTTTATAAGACAGTTTGGGAAATGTCTCAAAAGAGAATTTTACAAATGGCGGCAAATAGGTCTATTTTCATTGACCAATCTCAGTCATTAAACTTATTTATAGATAATGTAACCAAACCAAAATTATTGGCGGCACATATCTTTGGATGGAAATCTGGTTTAAAAACGGGTATGTACTATCTAAGAACAAGAGCGGCGGTTGACGCGATTAAAACTTTGGGTGTAGAAATGTCAGCACCACAAAAAGTGGAAACGACATCAGCAAACACACAAAATGTTGAATTACCAACTAAGTCGATTTTGTTTGAACAAAATGAAACTGCTTTAAGTATGAAACCAACCGACTCACCATTTGAGTGTGAGGGTTGTGGTTCATAAAGATAATGGGAGGCTCCCTCAAAGTACTAATGTCGTCAAGGCGTACCTTGAGCTTCCAGGTCTCGAGAATACAGGGGGTGAATATCAAGACACCATATTAAACCCAACTTCGGTTGGGTTTTTTATTTATTCCCATTTTAGTTTAGTTTATATTTATTGATATGGCGTTAACATCATATGGAATTGACTATCCATTTAGAGATAGTAGATACGGAGATTACTTAAAAACCACAGAGTCTCCACAGAGAGAAGTGAGAGCTAATCTCATACACCTACTTTTAACAAGAAAGGGTACGAGATATTACTTACCTGACTTTGGTACGAGGTTATATGAATACATATTTGAACAAAATGATGTGGTAACATTCAATCATATTGAGGAGGAGATTCGTGAGGGTATAAGAAAATTTATACCAAATGTAGAAATCAAATCTTTAAACATAATGTCAGCGGAAAATGACCCTGATGAAACAAAAACGTATACACAAGACGAAGACGAGAGATTGTTTAGGGTTTCTGATTATTCGAGTAAACCTTATACTGCTAAAGTTAAACTTGATTATACAGTAAATAACGGAGCATTTTCAGTATCAGACTTTATAATTATTAACATATAAAATGGCAAAAGAAATATCATACGCAACAAGAGATTTTGCAGGTTTAAGAGACGAATTAGTTTCATTAACTAAAAAGTATTATCCAGAATTAATAAGTAACTTTAACGATGCATCAATTTATTCAGTATTACTTGATTTAAATGCTGCGGTTGCTGATAACTTACATTTTCATATAGATAGAGTTTGGCAGGAAACGATGTTGGACTTTGCACAACAAAGACAATCATTATTTCATATTGCAAAAACTTATGGTATCAGACTACCTGGTTTAAGACCATCAGTTGCATTATGTGACTTCTCAATTAACGTTCCTGTTAGAGGTGATAAAGATGACGAAAGATATGAGGGTATTCTAAAAGCGGGAGCACAAGTTTCGGGTGGAGGACAAATATTTGAAACCCTTGAGGATATTGATTTTTCAAATCCCTTCAATAGTAAAGGTGAACCTAATAGACTAAAGATTCCAAATTTTGATAACAATAGTAAATTAATATCATACACAATCACCAAAAGAGAAGCGGTTGTTAATGGAACCACTAAAATTTATAGGAGAGTTATCAATGAAGTTGACCAAAAACCATTCTTAAAACTGTACTTACCTGAGAAAAACGTATTGGGTGTTGTTAGTGTAATTCATAAATCGGGAACAAACTACGCAAGTAACCCTACATATGATGAATTCACAAACGGAAATAAGTGGTATGAAGTTAAATCATTAATGGAAGATAGAGTTTTTATTGAGGACGCAACTACCATTTCAGATACAGATAATTTTAAATCTGGTGATTACCTTAGAGTTGATAATAAATTTATTACTGAGTATACACCTGAAGGTTATTTCAGTGTTACTTTCGGTTCAGGAAATGTAGACCCAATGGATAATTTGGATAACTATATGAACGGAACAATGAAAGTTAATATTGCAACTTTCCTTAATAACAACTCATTGGGTAACATACCGAGAGCAAATACCACATTATTCATCAAATATCGTATAGGTGGTGGTAAAGAATCGAATCTCGGAGTTAATGTAATAACATCGATAGATACAATTGATTTTGCGTTGAATGGTCCAAATTCAACAATAAATGACCAAGTATACCAATCATTAAGAGTTACAAATATAACACCTGCAGTGGGTGGTGCAGATTCACCGACCATAGAGGAAATTAGAAATATGGTTGCATATAACTTTGCAGCACAAAATAGAGCGGTAACATTAAATGACTACAAATCTTTAATTGAAACGATGCCGTCAACTTACGGTGCACCGGCTAAGGTTAGTGTGATGGAAGAAGACAACAAAGTGAGAATTAAATTATTATCATATGATAGTGAAGGTAATTTAACAGATATTGTATCTAACACACTTAAGAATAACGTATTGAACTATTTGTCTAAATTTAGAATGTTAAACGACTTCTTAGACATTATGAGTGGTGAGGTTATCGACTTAGGATTAGAGGTTGATTTGGTTGTAAATAAAAACGAAAGTCAAAGCGATGTATTAAAAGAAACTGTTAATACCGTAACAAACTTCTTTGCAATCGACAAAAGAAAAATGGGAGACCCATTGTTTGTTGGTGACTTAATGAGAGAAATCGGTAACGTAACAGGGGTTGTGAACGTCGTGGATGTTAGAGT